ACTATCTGCATACCTCTGACTGAATTGCTGAAAAGTAAAACTCCTATGCCTGAGGATTTGCGTAGCAATCGCAAGCGAGGTATTAATCTCAACTGTAAGGAATGCATGTTCAAAGATGCTCCAGTGTTGATTTTTGATGCAATACTTAATTAATCCCTCAAAAGATCCATTTTCTTGATTTTTTGGGTTTGAAACCCGAGCACAATAGGCAATATGCGGTTCAGCTCCGGGAGTTACCGTTACTAGATTAACTGTCTGTTTCATTGAATAAATTATTCTTAAGGAATTTTTTACGCTTTTTACGAAGAATTGCATGGTCCATCTGCATCCTCATATATTGAACTTCTTCAGGAGCATATAAATGTTCCTGCTTTAAAGCATTTTTTACCAATCTGATAATTTGTTTATCCTTCATAGTTTGATGCGTATAACCTAAGTATATTACACATTTTAAGTTTTGTCAAGCCTTGCCATATCCAGGCAGTTTTTGCTTAGCTGCCGATTGTGGGGTTATGCCAAGCTTCTTAGTATACTGCTGAGTATTCTGCAATGCAGTTCTATATTCCCGCTTTGATGCTGCAGCATCTCTTTCACGCTGCCCACCAAAGTTTAGCGATCTTTGTACATTTCTCCACGCACCTCCAGGTGTTGCATTTGAATCCCTAGACGCAGTTGAAGGTCTTGAAAGATATGTTGCCTGACCACCCTTAAAGGCTAAATCTCCAACCACTTGCTTCCCACTCTTAGGATCACGAATTAGTTGAGTTGACGCAAGTTGTGCCGTCTTTCTCTGAGCACCAGATCCAGTGGAGATAAATGATCCTCTATCAGTTTTACTGACAGTAGTTGGTCCACCAATGCCTCGAATTCCAGATCCAGAAGTTGCACCATATGTGTTTGATTTTGCCGCAACTTGTCTTGACTGTTGTACTGCTCTTGTAGATGCCGCTTGTGCTTGAGTTCCAACTTTCTTTTCTCCAGCAACAGATCCGTACTGCACAGGAACAACTTGACCACCTACTTTAGCAGCACCAATTCTGATAGGTTTATATTCCGGGGCCGGATTTCCAACACGATCTCTCCTATATGCCATAATTTTTTCGGCATTAGGATCATTATAAGTATATCCTTTAGTATCATTTCCAGTTGCTAAGAATCTATCAAATCCCGATTCTCCACCAGAAGGATCAATTTGTTTTATAATCCTATAATTACCAACATCCTTGCTTCCTGATGGAGCAGATGAACTTTGTCCAGCACCACCCAGAGCGATTGATGTTATAGGATTTGTATAAAGAGCCGCTGTTCCCAATCCAAAATCTTTAGCAGTACGAACATTTGCTCTTGTATTTGGATTTTTAATTTGATCAATAGCAGCATCTGCAGCAATGTCTGCACCAACATATGCACCTTGTCTTGCTATACCAGTTCCAATGTTTTTTAATTTATTGGTAGGTTTTGGTGTTGAAGTAGATGTTGCTGATGGGGTTGCTCCAGATGAGGAATTGCCTGTGGGGTTTCTAGGAGTGCTATAGCCCCCCTGAGAGTTGCCCGGAGATCCAGGTTTACCCGTAGAGTTAAATGGTTGTCCAGAGGCTGTAGATGTCCCTCTGGGAGGAGTCTGTTGCGTTCCAGAAGATTGTTTAGCTGTATTATAGGTCTTTAAAACTTCAGCACGAATCTTTCTAGCCTTTTCCGCAGCGCCAGGATTTCCCTTGACCCAGTTCTCAAAATTTTGATCAGTCATTGCAGCAATTGCAGCATATTCCCTACCAGCTTGCTCAAGAATTACAGTAAGACTATCTTCCTGAAATTGGCTAAAAGTTTTCATATTTCTTATCTTTTCTATATTTATCTTCTCTTACGTTTTACGTCATCAGGTTTAGTTGCCCCATATAGTTTTGGATTTATTCTACCCTGAGTATATGTAATTGATTGGACTACATCCCTACCAAATTTATCATAGTATGCATCAAAGACCTTGGACATGGTGTACGATTGCACAATATCTAAAAAAATAGTGCCATTAAGTTTATACTGTATCAAGTGTGAATTGCTTGGCAAATTTTTAGAATTTGCCATAGACCTATCACAATTTTCATGAAGTATTTTTATGCTGTATTTTTTAAGATCTTCCTTGCCCTCCTTAGTCCAGAGAGATTTTATACTAGGCTCTGTCTCCCCACTGGATTTGTTGGAAGGCTTCTCTGACGACATTGTGGGTGATTCTATATTTTGTTCCAAGTTTCTTATCCTTTACTAAACATACAACTTCGGCTTCATCCTGTTGAAGAGACTCAATCATCTGAATAAAAAGAACTTCCTTTTTTCCTTGAGCCATTTCATAATCCCCACCTTCGATAAAATGATAGAATTTTCTATATTCGCTCGAAATGCGTGTATGTTCAGTTCCAGCTGGAGCATCATTTGGGGTATATGGAACTTCACCTTCAGGTAAACATGAGGTGATTGACGGATCAAAATTCCAAATCAATACTGCCTTTAGTGCAGGAGTTTCATTACTACGAAGAATTTCAATCTTCTCTTCCTTTGTTTTTGCGTTTGATACTTTTTGTAAAATTTCCGAAATCAACGGATTGTTAGGCAATTTCATTTCATCTCCTTTTAATTAGTCTTCATAGTCGTCATCAAAAAAATCTTCGCTAGGTTCAAATCTAACAGCTATTAATTCATCAGGAATTAGCATTCCATTCTCATCATACATTTCTGGATGATACTGCTCCTCTACCTTTTCCCAAAAGTAGTCTTTAGCAATCCATCCAATTACACCACCGACAATCAAAAATAGTACAGAAAATAAAATACTAAATGTTGCCGCCACTACCGTTAACTCCATCTGAGTGCTCCTTTACTTCTTGATTCATTATATCTAAAGAAAACTCAAAGTAAATGGTCACTTTTTTGCGGAAGACCATAACCGTCTTACCAAACCTCATTAGGCAGGTTTTAGCAATTGGAACTTTCTTCCTAGAACGAAGCATTAATTCAACACCTTTATTTATCCCACTAAGCTTCATAATTATTTTGAATATACTTTGCTAGATCGGTACAACCCCCAATTAACGAATCCTCAACAAAAACTCTAGGGAAGGTTGATCCCTCTCCAAACTTATCAATAAAGTCTTCTCGTTGGAAATCCCTTCCAAGCTTATATTCAGAATAACTCAAATTGAGAGATTCTAAAAGCTCCTTTGCCTTAACACACCAAGGACAGTAGTCCCGAGTATAGATTAAAAAATTGTTCATAGTAAGATAAAAATTAAAGGAATTACTACTGCACTGTATCCTATCATAGAACCAAGAATTATGTCAAGTACTTCAAGACCACTTTTAGAAATCATATACCTCTAGGTATAATATTCATTTGGGGGGATTTAGACTGAAGAGAAGCTATTATAAAATCGCAAGCATTCTTAGGATTAGTATGTTCACCGCAAGTAAATATATCTACTGCAGCATATTCCATTTCTGGCCAAGTATGTATGCTAATATGACTCTCGGAAAGTAGGCAAATTGCGGTTATTCCCTGAGGCGTAAATTCATACTTCACTTCTTCTAAAAGGGTCGAATTTGATTGAACAATTGCCTCTCGAAGTGTGACCATGATATATTGAGAATTGTTTAACAATTCTACATTGCATGAGCAAAGATCTAAAATATAGTGAACTCCTAGTACTTTATGTGGTGCCATTTAACATATTTTTTTATACTTGATATTTAGATGAATTCAATACGCCTTATTATTTCTTGGTCGATAAGCAAAAACATTTTCCGGTGCATCAGGTCTCATCCATTCTGTGATCTTATCATAGTTCTCAATAGAGAAGAAGCACTGATTGTAATACCATTCTTCCCAAGGAATATGACCTTTGGATTGATTGCAAGAATGACAGCAGGCAACTACATTCGTCTTAATATCTAAACCACCCTTACATTGAGGTATAACGTGATCTAGTGTAATGTCTTCTTTAGATTCACAATAAGCACACTCGTGATTCCAGGCATCCTTTATATTCTGTCTCCATAATCGTTTTGCCTCCGATTTATTTGTTGCCTGAAGATTAAACAGATAGTCCTTAGGCGAGTGCAGAGGAACCATAAGTAGTTGCAACTTATAATTATTTATTCTAAGTTTTTAAATTTAATCTTATGGGTATTCTTACAGGCAGCTCTTCCCCAAATACGAATTAAACTATCTACATAAGAACAAACTTTTTTCTTTCCCCCGCAGTATGGACATTTTGCATCTGGAGGATCGGATAAGTAACCCTCAGGTGTATACATCTTATAAGTTATTCAATACTTCTCTAAACAATAGACTCCACGCTTCTCTACAATAGCAGAACAGGAATCGCACCAGTCTCCACAGCACATATAAGTGATCTTACCAAACTGACGAATGTTCCCCGAGTGAATATGACCACAAATAATTCCAGCATACTTCTTATCTTCCTGAGCACAAAAAACCGCAATATCAGACTCATAACAGTTAATATACTCTCTACCCCTTACGGTATTCTTTAAGTAATGAACCAGAGAAAATTGAAAGAAACGATTTAACCAAATACTTAGTGGTGTTATAAACTCATATCCCCAATTAAAGATAAGTTGTTTCCAAGAACCAGAGGAATATTCAGAATACTTATCCCCGTGAACACACAGGAACTTATTTCCCCTAGAATCCTTATGAACGTATTCATTACAAATCAAAAGATTCTTGTGCTCAAAGTCACAATACCTTCTCAACATTGCTTCGTGATTACCAAGAATATAGACAACCTCTGTGCCTTTTTTGCATAAGTTAAGAATTGCGTGAATACATTCTGTATGCTCTTTCTTCCATCTTGTATGATACTTTTCCATACAATGAATGTCTAGAATATCTCCAACCATTACAAGTTTTTTGGTTTTAAGTTCTTTCAGAAACTTCA